AAGAGCCGTTGCTTTTTGATTAACTATTTTTTTTTTTAATAGTCCTTCCTCATCAACTAACAAGCAACCTAAATCCTCTAAATCAACCAACTCAACCCAACCCCCGACATAGTCTTGTGCTTGTTTTAGATTTGGCTCATCATTTTCATACACCTTCATTGAAGGCATAATGTTTGTTTGTGTTTGTGTCATTGTGTCCTCTCTTTTTGTTTTAATTAACATTGGTTAAGTTTTATCAAAATATGTCAATAGGTGTCAATAAAAAAATACATTGTTTTTGTTCTCTAAATGTTCTAATATTGGCTTTACTATGAAAGGCGGGAAATAATTAAATTATGCTTACAGATATGGAACAATCATTTATTGAGAACTTTACTTTAACAGGCAACGCAACTGAAAGTGCAAGACTTTCGGGATATTCAGAAAAGACGGCAAAACAACAAGGGTATCAATTAAAAGAGAGATTAAAAGATCACATTGATAAGGCAATAAAAGACAAAATGCGGTCAAGTGTACCTATTGCGGTGGAAACATTACAAAAACTAATACAAGATAGCAAAATACCCCCTTCAACTAGATTACAGGCAGTCAATAGTCTTTTAGATCGTACAGGGCTTGGAACATCATCAACTACACATATTGAGGATATAACGCATAAGCGGTCAAGCGAGGATTTAAAACAAGAACTAAATCATCTTCTTAATACTCTCTCTATTGTAAAGGTAAGCGGTAATGATGATGACAATGGTAGTGGTAATGTCCATTGATCTCAC